GGACCATTGAATTGAATTTCAAGAGTTGTGAAATGATTAGTGATGACCTGTATGAGGTTATTGCTACTCGTTATCCCAAGCGTGACATCGAGATTACTGTCAGTGAAGACGGTGAGAACGGTGCTACTATTAGTTATAAAACACATCAACCTATTCAACAACTAGCCATCTAAGGAGAACCAAATGGCAAAAATTATCTTTCAATCCAACCCACGGGTTCATCAACTTTTCGACGATCTGGAAAAATATCTAGATTTCTGCAAGCGGTTTGGATATAATATGGACGAAACTGATTTGTATAACAACAAAAGTTTTGCATATCGGCAATTCACCAAGTATCTTTCAGGCAAGCCAGCGAAGGATATGTGGGAAATCGACGCCAAGGTCGATTGATAGAGGGTGACTACAAGAATGCGACGATTGATATATTGCGGACTTGAGCCCTATGTTGCCCGATACACCTATCAACTGCAACAATGGAATGAGGCTGTATTCAAACAACGGAATATTGACTATCTCATTGTACCAGGTGAAACGCTGACTAATGATCAGGCTATCGTTACTGGGCAGGTGTTAGACGCACACGGTCGTACCTACTTTGGCATGAGTCAATTGATGAATCTAGTCAAGATGATGAAGGCCGGTGAAGTACGATCGGGTGACGTTATTTATTTTGAGGACATGTTTCAACCCGGTATTGAATCATTGCCTTACATAATGAAACAGATTCCCGTTACCAGCAGGCCCAAGATTTTCGTCCGTTGCCTTGCTCAGTCTATCGACCCCGACGATTTTGTTCACGTTTGGGACATGGCTGACTTTATGGGTCATTATGAGAAGATGGTCGACAGTTTCGTTGACGGTGTACTAGCTACTAACGAAGAAATGGTAATGCATATGAAGATTGCGGGCTGGAAGGCCCCAATTTACAATATCAGTGGTTTGGCATTTGGTAAGGCTGAAGTGCAATCACGGGTTGACTCTATCAATCCATTCAATGAACGTAAAAAGCGAGTGGTATTCTCAGCCAGATGGGATCAGGAAAAAAATCCTGATTTCTATATGGATCTGATTAATGCTTACATTACTCGGCATCCTGAAAGTACAGTTGAATTTGCAGTGTGTAGTGGTGCTACGTTGAAGTCAAACAATGATAGCTACATGGCTAGGACCCGCTCCTTTCAACAGCGAGGTCTATTAACAATTTATGAAAATCTAGGAAAGAATGATTACTACAATATTGTTAATGATAGCCGTGTTGTGTTTAATTGTGCGCTGCAGGACTGGGTCTCAAACACCGTTTCTGAAGCCGACGCTTTGGGATGTAATGTTCTATATCCTGCTTATAGGTCTTTCCCTGAAACTTTTGCCAATGATCATACTCGCATGTATGTTCCTTGGAGTATAGAGGACGCGTTGAATAAGCTAGAAGTATTGTTGGAAGCACCTCATCCCAAGTTGGGTGCAATCAGTAGTTACAACGATGGTACTATTGACCGCATATGTGATATACTTGAGGGAAATGGTGAATCTATGCTTAGAATGAGTACAGATTATCGTAAACATACAGTTGAAACAAAATATTAAAGAAAGAATATCATGGCTAGTCAAGAAAAAATCAATACAAATTACTCTCTGTCTTTCGGTAGCAGAGAAGATTCAACTAATGATACTTTAATGGATGTATCTATTAGCTTTGATAATCCCAAGGACGATTCAGTTATCATTCATCGTCTTAATACCTGGCTTAAAGCTATTGGACGAACTGGAATTGAAGTAATTCCAGTATCATCGCCCAAAGGATGATACAGTCATTATGAACAGATTAAATACTTGGCTTAAGGCCATTGGACGAACTGGAATTGAAGTAGTTCTTACTTCAAAGTCCCCGGTATAAATTTAACCTTTAAGGAAAAGAAAATGAACCCAAATACAGAAATCGAAACACACATGGCAGCATACCAAGCGGAATCTGCAAAGTTTGAAGCAGGTAATTCAGCCGCGGGAACTCGCGCACGCAAGGCATTGGCCGAACTAGCTAAGGCGATCAAGGCCCGGCGCAACGAAATTACTGAGACTAAGAACGCACGAAAAGAAGCTAAGGCTTAATTAAGACGCTAAATAAGTGTGCGGCACAAAGGTCGCACACTTCAAAAAACATACCATCACAAAGGAAGGTACCATGTCTTACAATAAATCAAAAACAAATCCCGAATTAGGCCAACTGGTTCACGCTCATCTAGTTAAAATGGGCGTTGAAACTCCAATGAAGCCAAACAATCTAGACCGAAAAGCCAAGATTGATAAAATTCAAATGCATATGACTGCTATCATGGAGACATTGGGATTGGATCTCACTGATGATAGCTTGGCTGAAACGCCTAATCGTTGGGCTAAGATGGCCACCAATGAAATTTTTTGGGGTCTGGACTACGATGCATTTCCAAAATGTACCGCAGTTGACAACAAAATGAAATACGATGAAATGGTTGTTGAGCGCGGAGTAGCAGTATATTCAAACTGTGAGCATCATATTTTGCCAATCGTAGGTAAAGCCACTGTAGCTTACGTGCCTAACAAAAAGGTACTTGGTCTTAGCAAGATTAACAGGGTTGTGGAATACTTTAGTAAACGACCGCAGATTCAAGAGCGATTGACGGAACAGATTTATCACGCATTGCAATTCATTTTGGAAACAGATGATATTGCAGTGATGATTGAAGCTGAACATTTATGTGTATCCTCTAGAGGTGTGGAAGATACCGGTAGCTCTACTGTTACAAGTAAATTGGGTGGTGGATTCAAAAGTGATGTGGCTGCTCGTAATGAATTCTATCAAATTGCTAGGCAGGGATCATCAAGGTGATTGATAGTATCGCATATGCTGTTGTATATGGTATGCTAGTTATAATAGGTGCCGTATTTGTATGCGGGTGGATTGTAGGTAACAAATATAAAACAGATTGCAATAGTGATTGCAATCAAGGTAGAAACTGTAACTGTAACAAAGAGGGTATAGATGGGATTTCACAAACCAATGGATTATCTTAGCATTAAACAGCAGATTCATAGGGCCAGCAGTGAATTGAACAGTCCATATAATGATGGGTTCAATCAATGGGAAATTAAAAAAGACCTATATAGGTTGAAATGGTTGCTAGATGATATTCTCAAACGGACAGGCTCCTTCGAAGGAGAAGAAGAATTCATAGAACAACATAGTAAAGAAACAGTGTGGAAAGCTATAAGATTATGATTTTTGACAAATTAAAAGAGTTGCGTGAACAAGGATTGATAATTGGATTTGTGGCATCTCAGTTTGACCTGCTTCACGCAGGGCATATTGCAATGCTAAGTGAGGCAAAAAATCACTGCGATTATCTCATCGCGGGATTGCAAAATAATGCCACTTGGGATCGCCCTGAAAAGAATGAACCAATTCAAAGTATTGTTGAACGGCAGATTAGCCTCGGTGCAGTTAGGTTTGTTGATGAAATAGTAGTATATAATACTGAAAAAGATTTGGAAGACATTCTACTAACTTTGCCTCTAGATGTGCGAATTCTGGGAGTTGAATATATGGAACGGTCCTTTACCGGTCGTACCATTTGTGAACAACGAGGTATACGTCTTGTTTTCAATGGGAGAGATCATTCATTTAGTTCTAGTAGTTTGAGAAAGCGAGTGGTAGAGGCTGAGAAAAAGAATGATGAATGGCAGTTGACCTAAGATAAGGATAAAGCAATGGAACGAATATTGATAATGGGCTTGCCTGGCTCTGGTAAAACCACCCTGGCTCACAGATTGAAAATTGAACTAATGCTAGCCGACCGCGAAGTTGGATGGTTGAATGCAGATGAAATCAGGAAAAAATACGATGACTGGGATTTCAGCCAAGAAGGCCGTATCCGACAAAGTAAGCGTATGCGAGCATTGGCGGATGAGTCATACAAACAATATGTGATTTGTGATTTTGTAGCACCGCTAGTTGATATGCGTAATAACTACAAAGCCGATTGGACTATTTGGATGGACACCATACAAGAAGGTCGATATGCGGATACGAATGCTATGTTTGTAGAGCCGGAAGTATATGACTTTCGTGTTAACGAAAAAGATGCAGAGAAGTGGGCTGAATTTATTGCTGGCCATATCCTAGACAAGCGGCGCCGACCAGTGTTTGATTGGAAAAAAGAAACGGTACAAATGTTAGGTCGTTGGCAACCCTGGCATGACGGGCATCGTGCGCTATTTGAACGGTTGATAGCACGAACCGGACAAGTGATAATACAAATTCGTGATGTTCAGGGTTGGCAAGGTAGCAATCCATTTGCTATTAACCAGGTTACTAGGTTTATTCGCCGCGATTTAGATCCACTCTTTCAAGGGCAATACGAAATACAAGTTGTGCCTAATATTGTTCATATTGGATGGGGGCGAGGGGTCGGCTACACTTCAGGCGAAGAAATTTTTGACGAGAGCATTGTAAAAATCAGTGCAACAACCATTAGAAAAGAATTGAATTTAGGTAAATAAGTATAGAAAGGGCATTTGCCCTATATACAAATTACAATGGGTGTGTTATAATAGATAATGGCAAATACATATCAACTAAAGAATAGTCAAACATTGCGGGCAGGTGTATGACCGAACGTGCGTTGGGCCAGATGATCAAACAGCAACTAGTAGACCTTAACGAGACTATACGACACCTAGCTTTACTAGGGGTGGTGTGTGAGTTAAAAATAACCAACACCCCACAAGGTGCTGAACATATTCAACACGCTTATTCTTCGGTTGAGGTGGAAGCTTTTTACAAAGTTTCAGCTGGTCGCAAAGCTCAATAAAAAACATTTAGAAAGAAATCATGGCAAAATACATATCAACTAAAGAATATTCTAACATTGCGCCAGTTGCGTATCGTCAATGGCGGGCAGATAGCCATTGTAATCTCATTCACGGATATGCGTTATCATTTAAGTTTGAGTTTGAATGCGATGATCTTGATGTGAGAAACTGGGCAATGGATTACGGCGGGCTGCGGCCACTTAAGTCCTTCCTTGAAGAACATTTTGACCATGCATTACTCTTAGCACAAGATGATCCTCACTACGCTGATATCAAACGACTAGGTGATTTGGGATTGGCCAAAATCACTGAAGTTGAAAAGACTGGCTGTGAGGGGTTAGCTGATTATCTTTACAAATATGTAAATGGTATCTTTCTTCCAGATTACGGTAGAGTTGAAGCAGATAGGTTGTGGTGTTCTAAAGTAGAAGTACGAGAGACCCCTTCAAATATGGCAATGCGTATCGGGCATAGAGAAGATAATGAAGAATTGTTTTAATAAAAAATAAGGAAAAGTATGATCAGTTCTAAGCTGCTTTGGCGTATATGGGCTAAAGCCCTTGGTGAGAAAGCGGGCAATTCCGATACAGAATCAGATTTAATCGCTTGCTTTCGCACCATGATTGTGTTATCATACATCATCACAAATTTCTTTATTGTAGCAGGCGTTATTCGCCATTGGTAAATACATTATGTCACATCTTAAAATAAGCGAACTTTTTTATAGTATCCAAGGAGAGGGCCGTTTTATGGGGGTGCCAAGTGTGTTCCTTCGCACATTTGGTTGTAATTTTACTTGTGGTGGATTTGGTATGCCTCGCGGTGAATTAAGTCAAGAGCGTATCAAGATTGCGGCGTTAGATGCATTTGGTCCATACGCCAATTACAAAGAGCTACCACTTGTAAGTACAGGGTGCGATAGTTATGCGTCCTGGGATCCTGCATTCAAGCATCTTAGTCCTATGCTTGACACTAATACCATTGCTGATAGTATTTGTGAAATGTTGCCCTTCAATGAGTGGCGTGATGAACATCTAGTAATCACTGGTGGAGAACCATTATTGGGGTGGCAACGTGCTTACCCAGATTTGATTGAGCATCCAAAGATGAATGGACTAAATGAAATTACATTTGAGACTAATGGTACTCAACCACTAACTGACGAATTTACCAAGTATCTGAAGACATGGAATCAACGTCAATATCCACATGGTTCTGGTGGAGAGATTACATTTTCAGTAAGCCCTAAACTGCCGGGTAGTGGTGAGAAATGGGAAGATGCTATCTGTACTGAAATTGTACGTGATTATGAAAATGTTGGATTTGCTTATCTAAAATTCGTAGTTGCCAGTGAAGAAGATGCCCAAGATGCCTTGAAGGCTACTGCTGAATATAGAGCAGCAGGGTTTAAAGGTCCGGTTTATCTAATGCCAGTTGGTGGTACGGAAAAGGTTTACGAGATGAACAATCGTAATGTAGCATTATTTGCGATTAAGCATGGTCTGCGATACAGTGATAGACTTCAAGTACCATTATTCAAAAACGAATGGGGTACGTGATGCCTTTAGATAGTATGGGTACCACATACAATGATTTCTATTGTAACAGATATTTAGGTGCAGAACTTAAATTTGCATGGTTACCCGAACTTTGTAATCTAACAGGCAAACGTATCTGGCTAAAAAAGTCTTATAGACTAACAGCTATGTGGACAGGTCCAGGTAATACCATATTTGAATATAAATGGCATTCTAAGAATGCCCATATTATATGGATGTTGAAAAGGTAAATATATGTTTGAGCTACGATATCTTATTCGTCAAGAGGGTGAAGGATCTGAAAAAGTACTACAATATAGGCAACAAATAGTGGTGAATGATTACAACGCAAAGACGGATGACGGTGCTCATATCTTGCGAAGAGAATGGACCAATTGGAAACCTGTTCCCTCAATTGTTGAGGCATAATGAAAACATACGACAAACGAATTGGCTTTTTGGTAAGCTATCAAACTCTTATTCCCCACGGTGGAATCGGTCAATTTGCTAAAAGCTTTGTAGAATTGATGACTGCTAATAATATTAAGGTTGATATTATTACCGATAAACATCCGCAAAATAGCAGTTTTGTACGAGAGATACAACAACTTGGTGCAAATATTATTTACCCAAGTGAGAGTTTGCCATACACCACACATAGTAATATCTTTATGTATGGGGATAGTTATTGTTATGAACGTATGGCAAACTTTCGGAATGCTATCGTAGAAGCAATGCAACATAATATATATGATGCATTGATTTGTAACACCTACGAGACTGTTCAGGTGGCTTCAACTATGGGATTGGATGATTGTATTCAAGTGATTGCATATACTCATTTAGAAAGCCAAATATTTAAGGATACTAAAAATCCGTTTTTACATAGTGTTAATAGTATGATGAGACTCCAACTTGGAATGTCTAACATATACATCGGTACACAAAGTAAATTTAATCAATTGGAGGTAGGTGGATTTCATTTGCCAATTCCTTTACCTGAAAAGAATCTTTTGAAAGAACACAACGCACCTCGCGAGGGAGTACTATTCGTGGGTCGATGGGAAGAAGGTAAGAATCCAGAGGTATACCTTGATTTAATTAAACAAACCAATCTTCCTGCCCGAGTAATGACTAGTGCAACCGGAGCAAAGAAATTTGAAGTTCAGTTGAAGAAAATTGGGGTCGATTACCAGATAAAAGTAGGTATTATCGGTCAAGAGAAGGTTGACTTCATAACCAGTTGTAGGGTGGCATTTAATCCCAGCACAGTTGAAAGCTATGGTATTGCGTTCTATGAACAAATGATTCAGCTACCCACAGTGGCACTTGAAGGAGTGCGGTGGACAAAGAATTTTAATCCAGCATTCTTTCGAGAGACTAGTAAAGCTAATATGGCAGAACTAGTCACCCAGTTATACAATCAATACCCGACTGCCGAGAAGTATTATGCTTTGGGTTCGTTGTCTCATTTTACTTCATTGGAAGATTCAGTATTTCGTAAATGGAGTGAATGTTTCCAAGAGTTTGATGGCAGGAAATCCAATAGTAACACTGCAAAAATTTGTCAACAAGAAACAATCCAATACTCTGAGTTCATCAAAGATTTGGATAGGAGTCTAATTTGTATTGATGATGCGCGTTCTGTGTTAACTAACAAACATAAATTTAGAGTTATCTATACTGATGATGATACGTACTTGACGAAAAATCCCAGTTTCGAACCAACAGAGGAAGCAGAAGGCGCAAGCTTGTTTGCCGGATTATGAAAAAGATTTTGATTACAGGTTGTTCAGGTTATATAGGATCGCACTTATGTAAGCTATTAGAGGGTAAATATGAGGTACATGGCTTAGATGTCAATGAACCTATCGCACCTATAGATAAATTTTTTCAGATTGATATCAATCGACTATTCACCCTCTCAGACCAAACTGAACCATATTATGCGGTAATACATTTGGCTGCTCTCGTTAATGTGGGGGCAAGTGAACAAATTCCTATCAGGTATTATATCACCAACTTAAATGGTACGATGAATGTCATCAATAAGATTAATACAAACAACTTTATCTTTTCAAGTACAGGAGCTGCACAAGATTGCGTGAGTACATATGGAGTCAGTAAACGTGCAGCGGAAGATGTTATCCGCGAGTTCTGTACCAAGCATAATCCAATGCCCTACACTATTTTTAGGTTTTACAATGTTATCGGGAGTGATGGCTTTTATCCTACTAACCCAGATGGGTTGATGTATAACCTAATGCAAGCTGGTGAGACAGGTGAGTTTACAGTCTTTGGTGATGATTATGATACTAAAGACGGTACTTGTGTGCGTGATTATGTTCACGTTAATGAAGTATGTAATTCATTACTTCAAGCTATCGAGAATCCTAGTAATAGTGTAGAATGTTTAGGACATGGGATTGGACGAACCGTGACCGAGATTGTCGATATGTTTAAAAAAGTCAACAGTGTTGACTTTACAGTTAAAGTAGGCCCCAGAAGAAAAGGTGACATTGAATCTAGTGTGCTAGAAGATGTGTCACCCTATATGAAAAACCTATACACCATAGAAGAGTTGTTGAAGGTCTGAATTCTTTTGTTAGATTTCACCGGCAGCATCAACTTCAATGTTAGTCACGCCAAAATAAGATCCTGCTTTGCTGCAAAGAGTGCCCCAGCCACATGGTGGGTTAGTCCAATTATAAAAACCTTGTGTTGTACCCGGTGCCCACGGTGCACCTGATTGTTTTGAACTATCCCACTGCCACATACTCAACGTTAGCCAATACCCATTGGCCATGCTGGATGCAAGCTTGCTAGTGTCTAGTGTTCCGCTACCTGAATAACCTGTTCCAACGCTAGAATCGTACACCACTACGCTAACTGACGATTGAGTAAAGGTGACTTTCATCGCGGTAGTGGTAAAATCCACTATCATTTGTACTGGTTTACTGACATCAAGCCCATTCCATTTATGTAGACCGGTACTTGGACTATCCACTAAGTTTGGATAGCAGACATCTGTACTGCTGGTATAGCTGAACTCAAACCGCTGTGGAGCATTACTACCGCCATCACCCAGATGCATAGTGTGTTGCAACACTACATTTTTGTTAGCTTCGAAAAAATCAATCTCTTGACAATTCCATTCATTGTGTGTACCGCCTGCATCACAGTAGTTTGCGCCTTTGGGTTGCAAGCTGGGATTAGTTGGGTTTGAAACCATGTAGAATGTACTGACCACAAAATTACTGTTCAATTTACTCAAATCCACTGTAGCGCGAATTTGTGTGATATTTTTGTAACCTTTAGCAGATACAACTCGGCCTGCATTGCAGTCACTACCGGAACCAAATGTAACAGAGTTGGCACTGGTCACTGGCATATTGCCGCAGTTGTTATAATCTGCTTCAAATGTAGGTTTAAAGGTTGTTGTGGTGGCCGAAGTTAACGTAGCTTGTTTGGCTGGTTGACAGCCAGCTAACATAAGTAGACTTAATATTACCAATAGTATTTTCATTTGTTATCCATAATAGTTGACAAGTACGCAAAAAGGTAGTATACTTGCAGTTCTTATTTATCACTACGTATATTTACCTTGACAAATACATCTATCAAGCGCATTGGCTTTGCCTGCAAGTTCAGTGCACTCAACCAGAAGGGCGAAGTTTCTAGTGTACCCGAAATGACTACTGGTGGCACGACTCTTGCCTGGGCAACTAGAAACAAACGTGCTATTGCCGAAGAACGGGTGTTTGATATAGCCAAACGCAACATTCTTAACACGCACAATCTAGTTAAGAAAATAGGCTCACTAGATCCTGAATTGCGCATGGTTAGATTGACCAGCGATATGCTTTCATTTTATACTCACGAGGATTGGAAACCTTTTTGGCAATCTACTGATATTCAAAAGATGTTAGCTGATTGGTTTGCTCCTATTGGTGAAACAGCCCGAGCAAATGATGTGCGTTTATCATTTCATCCTGGACAATTCACAGTTCTTGCGAGTAGCCGCGAAGAAGTAGTAAATAAGAGTATAGAGGAATTTGAATATCATGCAGATATGGTCAGGTGGTTGGGATACGGCAAGACTTTCCAAGACTTTAAAATCAACGTACACATATCAGGTCGAGAAGGTCCAGCCGGTATTAAAGCCGCACTTCAACGTCTCTCACCAGAGGCGAGAAACTGTATTACTATCGAAAATGACGAACTCACCTGGGGAATCGACTCTAGCCTCGAATTGGCACACGATCTCGCTTTGGTGTTAGATGTGCATCACCATTGGGTACACACAGGAGAATATATTGAAGCATCTGATGACCGTATTAAAAGGATTGTTGATAGTTGGCGAGGTAAGCGTCCTACTATGCATTACAGTGTATCTCGCGAAGACGTACTCGGAGATTTTCCCGGAGACCAGCGCCCCGATCTTGCCACTCTACTAGCTTCTGGACACAAGAAACAAAAGCTCAGAGCCCATAGTAACTATCTGTGGTCAGACGCAGTTAATGATTGGGCATTGACATTTCTAGAGGAATTTGATATAATGTGTGAGTGCAAATCTAAAAACTTAGGGTCTCGTCAACTCTATGATAGATATACTAAAAATCAAGGAACAATTAATGCTTAATAAATTTAAAAAATGGTTTACATCTGAACCCGAAACACCCCCTCCTGTAGATATTCCACCCGTTGCAGTAGTAAAGGAGAAGAAACCACGGAAGCCTCGTCCTCAAAAGGTTGAACCTCCACCGCCAACTGCTAAAGAAACCGCCACACTCAACAACCAACCATATATCAACATACTTAAAGTAGAAATCGACCCAACTGATATTAATAACGGGTCATTTGAGTTGGATTGGAATGACAAATTTTTGTTGAATCTAATCAAAGCCGGATACAAGATGCGTGATGATGATGCTGATACGGTTATCGTGGACCGTTGGTTTCAGACGGTCTGCAGGAATATTGCTTTAGAAATCTACGAACAAAATCAAGCTGATCCCGATAACCGAGATGTTCGGGTGATTAGGAGTAGGGATTTGGGTAATGGTAGAACTGAGGTAAGTTAGAAAAAGATTGACTTTAATTATGGTTTAATGTATAATAGTTTTTCATAGACTTTGGAGTTTTAATGAAGTATGCCCTAATCGATACAGCAAATACGTTCTTCCGTGCCCGACACGTTGCATCACGCAACAGTGATACTTGGGAAAAGATCGGAATGGCACTACATCTTACGCTATCGTCTGTTAATCAGGCTGTTCGTAAATTTGGAATCGACCACGTTGTCTTTTGCCTCGAAGGCCGCTCGTGGCGGAAAGATCATTACAAACCTTATAAAGCCAATCGTACTGTTGTAGCTCAAGCATTGACGGAGACGGAACAGGAAGAAAATAAGATGTTCTGGGAAACGTATGAATTGTTTACTACATTTCTACGTGAAAAGACCAATGTCAGTGTTCTGCGTGACGCAACTGCGGAGGCTGATGACCTCATCGCTCGATTTGTGCATCTGCATCCAGATGACAATCATTACATTATTTCAAGTGACACGGATTATGTACAGTTGATCAGTGAAAATGTACAGCAATACAATGGTGTTTCAGGCCAATTGATTAAACTTGATGGTTATTTTGATGACAAGGGACGCATTGTCAAAGATAAGAAAACTAAAGAGCCAAAACTGTTGGGTGAACCAGCGTTTCATTTATTTGAAAAATGTATGCGCGGAGATGCGACTGACAATGTATTCAGTGCTTATCCGGGAGTCCGCACAAAGGGCAGTAAAAATAAGGTTGGATTGATTGAAGCCTATGCCGATAGGAATAAACAGGGCTTTAATTGGAATAACATAATGCTACAACGATGGGTAGACCATAATGGCGAAGAACACCGAGTACGTGACGATTATGAACGTAATCGTACCCTAATCGATCTAACTGCCCAGCCTGATTCAATCAAGGAATCAGTTGATAAGTCAATCGCCGACAATGTCCGCAGAACTATTACACCTCAGGTTGGGGTGCATCTTATGCGGTTCTGTGGTAAGTATGAACTTACTAAAATCAGTGAACAAGCGGAAACGTATGCTAAGTGGCTGAATTCTGCATACAAAGGCAACCTCACCGTTGCGTAAAATAATACATTGGGAGAATATCATGGACAAGAATGGAATTGTAATTACTGGATTGACACCAAAGCAAGTTGCTATGCTTGATACAATGTGGGCGATTGATTCTGAAGATGATTATCTAGAGTGGCGAGATACGCTGAGTGGCGATGAGGTTGCAATGGCTGACCAGCTAATTCAATTGTTGTTGGTTGAGATTGATGATAACATCGATACCGATGACCTATCTATGACCACTGCCTATTTGAAAAAGTATATGCTGTGAGTAAAATTTACTATGAAAAAGTCGGGAATAGGTACAACCCTATAGCCGAGTACGACGGTGACTATCTGGCTAGTTTCCCAAAGGGTGACCATCTTGTAATGTGTTATCCTGGTGGGATTAGTCGTAGGTACAATGTCAATCCCAACCACGCTGCTATGATTGCTGCAGGCCGAGTTGCCGAGAATGCTATTTGCAAGGCCATCAGTAAAGCAAGCGAACTACGACCACAGCGAACTCCCATTACAGAAGGTCAGCGCAAGGCCTGGAATAAACTTGCTAAAGAGTTTGGAGATGATCTTTGCACCCTGAGCGGGCTATGTATCCAAGACTGTGTAGAAGCAGGTGTCCAGGCCATGATCGCCGAAGCCGAAAAGCTAATGCAGAACGAGGCAGTTCGAAAGGCATATGACCATTTTAGGTTGGTATGTGAACTGACGAAAGACCATGCTACATTGTAAGTTTGTGATTGACATACCATGGATTCAAGATACCTTCAAAAGTATCTTTAGCCGTAGTGGAGTTATTACGAAAAACAAATGTTGGGAGATAGAGCTAACTCGATTTTCTGAAAATCTATTATATTTTGAATGTGATCTTCATTGGCGAGGTAGGGATCATGCTGGCCCCGAAATAACCATAGGCTTGCTAAGTTACGTATTTTCTGTTAAAATATATGATAATAGACATTGGGATTATACTAAAGGAACATGGAATATATGAAAACACTAATTGCAAAACCGGTGATTAAAAATCAATACTGGGTTGTCACTGACGGTGACAAGAAAGTTGGAAATGTTATTGCCAACGGTACTGGGGTGGATCTTAAAATAAACGGGATCAATACTCATTACACTAGCACTACTGAACTAAAACGTAGTACCCGTATTGAGTTTCAAACACTAAAAACCAATAAAACAAAGATAGAACTACCATTCTCACATTATCCAACTACAGAACCGGTACATAATTCAATTTTAGATATTAAGCGCAGGGTGCATCTATACACTAAAACGCCAAACAGTAAATGTTTTTATGTAGCGGGATGGTTTGTAGTCGACCAGTCTGGAGAGAATGAGATTATTTTTTGTCCCAAGTACATCTTCATTCAACGATATAAGTACTCGGGCCCTTACAAAACACGGACTGAAGCAGAAAATGTGATAAATAATCTATGATTCACGTGAAGAGGTTCATTGATAAGGTTTCTATCTTAGAGAGTAAGCAGGGTAAGGATGTTGTTATTCCAATCATTGAGGCTCGCGGGCTACGTGACGAATTAGCAAAGATCCTTGCTGACCATTATTCAGCTAGCTTAGATAAACCACCTATCGAGAACCCCGTCATACAAATCGATATTAAAGGCGGATCTTTTAAATGAGTCGAACTCACCCAAAAGTGCTACTAGAAATAGTAGACAAAAAAACATATAAATGCGATCAGGTGGTAGAAGCCTCTGGCATTTGGGCTGTGTTTTATGATGGTCAGCCGATTAATTTGAAATCTCAACATTATTTGGATAGCGAGTCGACTCCTAAATACAAAAAGACAAGTTTCTCTAATCCTGGACATGCCAGAAATCTATGCAGGAAGCTTAACAGTCAATTTAAAACTACGTTGTTTACCGTGATGTTTATGAACAGTGGGTCGTGCGTATACCCAGATGACCAATCGTAAATCAATAAAACAACAAATTACTGAAGCTGTTTTAGCCGAGATACCCAAACATTTGTCCACTGATCACGAATTGCTGATCGAGGATGTTATATTCAAATGGTGGAGTACCGGTAGGCAAGATGGGCTACGGCTTACAGATCGTGGAGTATCGGCCTTTACGCTGGCCGAAATTGCTTATTATGATTTTCCTTTGGTCCAAGAAGGACAAAGCTATCATAGCTTTCTCTTAGAGTTGACTAAAAAAATTAGATGCCCGTATTATCTAAATACGCAGAAAAATGTCAAGCCACACAAGCCCTATATTAGATTTTATGATAGCAAAATAGCTATGATGATGTCACTGTACGGTGACTTAGAAAGTTATCTGGCTTCAGTGAAAATACCACGCTAATACCAGGCGCCCTCATTGCGCATTCGTTTAATAAAAGTCAAGTAGGTACTACATACCCCAAAGCAGCGTAGGTGTACAGTGCTTAGCATTCCTCTATCCTGTATCTCGGGAAGGAATACAATGCTAGTGTCGTTTATTGGGACGGGCCCAGGAGTAATAATTTTCCCACTACTGGTAGTCACGGGAGTGCTCTCAGTGATATTGGGGAACCAAAAATAGTTTGGATATAGTTTAATTGGTTGTGCAGCAACCCAAGTTTGCATATCGTCATTCATCGCATTAATCCAAAAACGAGAACCTTGTATATACTTTTCGGTTACTTGCGTTAGTGGTTGGTCAGTACCCAAGTATAATATGTCATCTACACGCCAAACATTAACCATACAACTGAACCCAGAATTGAATGCTCTGCCTAGTTGATCAGGTGTTCCCGCGTCTTGTAAATTAGTACCATCGTAAATGCCCAAATAAGATATATATTGCATTTATTATTTATTCTTGTCAACGGGATGATGTGCTAAAACGTTATATATATAGAGAGATTAATTTTCTCTATTCATTCACTTTAAAGGAAACCAAAATGAAAAAAATCGCTACCCTCATTGCTACCCTAATCACCGCTACTGCATTTGCTGCTGATGCACCCGCTCCTGCAGCCCCTAAGGCAGCTGCCGCCCCCGCTGCTAAGGCTGCTGTCGCTGCACCCGCTGCTTCAGCCCCCAAAGCTGATGCTGCTAAGAAAGACGGAGTTAAGTTGGCAAAAAAGAAGTCTGATGCTACCAAAAGCGAAGCGGCCCCAACTGCCCCTGTCAAGGACGAAAAAAAGGCAGCACCTGCTGTTGACGCAGCAAAAAAGTAATCTAAGTTTTCAGGACTGTGACTTTCTTATCGGTCCTGATGAACTAGATTTACATGTTGGTTACCGTAAAGCTCAAATTGTTGCTGATATCGATGGCGATGAAGAACTTTCCGACTATGTAAAGACTAGATTATTACTTGCTCGCTTGTTGGCAATGAAAAAGTATGACGAGAAATGGGGCTAGTCCCTATTTCTAAATACATAACTATTTTACATAGAACATACGCATAAATAGTAATACAGTTAGAGTTCTGTAAAAACTCAACTACACACACAGGAGAAAAATATGTTTAGTACCTTCACTCACGGTGCCGTTGACGCTATTCAAGCGGCCAAAACCCAATTTGTTACAACCTATATTCAACATAAAGGTATCAGTAACGCTCTAACTTCATTCATTGATGCGCAAGGCGCATACACCAAATCTGCTATTGACGCAGGAATGAAAACCGCTAGTGCTCTTGGAACAATTATGTCTTCTCAGGCATGTTTTGATGAGATAATGAAACCTTCGAAAGCCAAATAATCATGGTGCTAATAAAAACACTAAAAGCATTATTCGGAGTGGTGTCGAGGAATACTTATGGCGCTAACCTAGAACGATACATTACCAGCCGTAGCCCACAGAATGTTGGTGATATTGATCGGTTAACATTTGAATATGAGTTATCGGCAAACAAGAGGTTTCTATGAACCAATGGCAACCAATGACCGGCTGGTGGCCCGTCTCTGACGAAGAATGGGAACGATTGAATTACCCCGAAAAATTTCAAGATAAAGGATACTAATATGTCTGACACTAAATTTAATTTACCAAAAATGCCCGAATTCCGGGCAACAAAAAACGGATACGAACTACGGACAGACATCCTGGCAATGGCTAAGGATATGGTTAGTTCAGACTATCAATATAAGTTTCAAGGTTGGGAGCTTAGTGCGCAACGCGATGAGAAAACAGGGCAACTTGTTACCACAGTGGGCATGCCTGAATTTCCCGGCCTCGACAAGGTTCTAGAAACCGCCCAAAAGATGTATGACTTTGTAAATCAGTCAACTAACAAACGGTAATCTAGTTAACCACACATAAATGCCCTCGTTTTGAGGGTATTTTTTTGGCTGCAGAGGTTGACAGTAAATCATTTTGGGTATATAATACATACTTAGACAGTTAATTAAAGGACTCAGCAATGACTAAGCAAGACTGGACGATGGCTATTTACAAAGCAGACAAGCGCACACTGACAGGTGATCGTCTGATTTCATCGACCGTTTGGCGTGATCGGGATGATCGCTCAATGTGCCGAGAAATTGATGGTTTGAAGTCTTTATATCCCGCCAAGAAGGGCTATCGTTTTGATTATTATCCTGCTAAAAAGACAGTCAAAAATCTGATGTCCGGTCAGGACGTGGTTATTGATAGTGACACCCCTTGGTGCTGCGACCCAAGTTCGGAGACGTATTGGTCTATGTAAACGGTTGACGGTAAATGGTCTTTCTGCTATAATACATACTTAGACAGTTAATTAAAGGACTCGAAATGTCGTTCACACAATATATGCTTGCGTTTTATGGTGCCGATGGCGTTTATCCCATGGGTTTCACTGGGGCCCAAATTAACTTTGCTACCCAACTTTACAAGTGCCGTATGCCTGAAGGGCAAACTTTCGAGGGTGATAGCCACGATCGGGAAGCAGTCAGGGACCTCATCCTGTCGCTGAACGAGGAATTTGTTATTTAACGGTTGACAGTAAATCGCAGGTAGAGTATAATACATATTCTCTAGTGAAAAAGAGTAGTTAATGGAAAAAGACATCGACCCCGGTAATATTCAGTTTATACAAAATAAACTTCAATATGAGGGGGAGGACTCTCTCAAGCTCTGGTACGATGGCTTAGAGGACTATATCCAAGAATACGTCATTGATTTGCTTAGGCTTCGTGCTATCGAGTTGAATGATCTGGCACAAACCTTGCAAGGAACCTTCACTGAATCCGACAGTGTCCTTAGCAAATTCATAGCTAGGTGATCCCGGATGAATATCACAGTGGTACACAGGGTGGCTGAGAAACGAGAATTAATTCGTGCGGTAGCCTCTTATTTGGCTCAAGTTCTCAAAATTGACAACAGCCGCTACAATCTCATCATTTACACTGTCCCCGGAATGGCCAAGAATAGCGGGATGAACGGCGCCATTAGTAAAACAGGTGACCGTGAATTGCTGATGGCCCTTGACAGTCGGCTGTCCCTGGAGCAACTGTGTACCACTATCTCTCACGAAATGGTTCACGCTAAACAGCACGCTAAGGGGCAACTTAAACTCTATACCAAACGTAACGGTGAGGTTGGATTTAAGTGGTTGGGCCGCAAGTATTACACTGACTATTTTGACTGGCCTTGGGAACTAGAGGCATTCAGCCGTGAACGTATCCTGACAAATAAAATCATCAAACTGATAAAAAACGGTTGACAATAAATCGTTTTCTGTGTATAATACGTAGTATTGAAACTGAGCAATTGGAGAAACAAATGGTTCGCTATCAACGTCCGGTTCTGAATCTTAACGCTGATGATGTTTGGGCTGCGGCTTGTGCTGCACAACGCATCAATGGTTCTTACCTCAAAGAGATTTTGGGAGATGCCATCGGTGAAACCAATCGGCAGATCGTTGCTCGGTGCCTGGCTGATACTACCCTAATCACTGAGGCTGATCGGGAGCAGGCGATTGCGGTTCGTCGGTATTACAAGGCCCTTACGTTTAAGATTTTGCAGGGCAAAAATCTTAACGAGTTTGATAACAACGCCATGGTGATAGCCAATCGGGATATCATTGCTGGTAATTACGATGTTGCGGTGATAACTAGTCTCCCGGGTTGCTATGTGCGAGCTATCGCCCGCGATGGCGTTACTCGGCGAGTGGAGCAGGCGACTGGTGGGTATGTTGGTGCAATCGGTTCTAAGGTAACCCTCACTATCGAGGTTATAAAGTCTAATTACTCCCAACAATGGGGAGTTTACTTTAACACCGGCGTTACTAGTGATGAAAAGGTTGTGTTTTTTAGCTTTAAGAACCCCATGACTATTGGTAGCAAGGTGACGGTAGCCGGTACCGTCAAGGCTCATCGTGACAACAGCACACAATTGAACCGAGTGAAAAGCTCATAAAAGGAACTGATAATGAAATTGCTTATTGATACCCCACTGGTCTTCGTAGCGTATTACGAAATTGGAACCACTGAACAGGATATCCGTGAAACCAAGGAGTGCTGGGATGGCACCTGCGAGGTGCTAAACAAGTTTGGCGTCAACTACACCTTGGTTTATCGGGCGCATTGTTTTGAGTTCATGGTTAAGGTGCAAAAAATCGTGTTGGAGGATGCGGACATGAATGAGCTACTATATGATGGATTGTGGGCATTGGATTTGGATTTCCGCTTTGCTGGACTGGGCGGCCGAGGTTGCGAAACTACATTCAATGTCTTCCAACGTGTGGTGTCAGAATGAGTAAATCCTCCTGTATTGCGATGGAGGACAATGGAGTATTCAAGGGTATCAGGTGTCAGCAGGGTGGATTGCAACAACTAGGTAATATCCTTCACACTGCCTATCAGGGTAGCGCAGTTAACAAATTGATTTCTGCTGGGGGACTAATCAGTATAAACCCATTCATTCCAGATCCAAGCGGGACAGCAAAAACCTTTACCAAATTGGCTGATCTTCGATGGGCATTTGTCACCTGCAAATACACCTACTTGTGGATGAACAATGCGTGGATGCTGAGTATCCTTAGTGAGGGACCAACTGAAGGCAAGTTTACTCCACTTCTATCTTCGCTAAAAAAGCTAGCCTAAAAGTTGACAATAAATGGCTCCTGTGCTATAATACTTGTATTGAAACGCTGAACTAAGGAACTGAACATGTCCAAGAACGTTAATATGTCACAAGCTGTTGCCCAATCTGTCTGTCAATATACTTCTCTCAGCACTGCTATCCGACAAGCTGCTACCCGAGTGATCGATCGGCAAGTTGGCAAGGGCAATGAACGGCAGGATGCGGTTATGTTTAGTGTGGGTTATATGGAAAGTGCGTTGGCAAGCTTGCTTGCTACGTTGCCCAAGACTCGGCAGGCTTCATTCATTGAAGAATTGAACCGAATTGCGCGAGTCTAAAATGACATACCAAGAAGTGCTGTGGCAGGGTAAGTTTGTTTGGGTTGTTGGCATCCTCTCCAAGAGCGGCCGCATTCATCGCGACCTTCGCAAGTATGTGGGCCGTGGTGGCATGGTCCTAGGCGAGTCCAAGAATGGCCGTCTGCTTGTTCAGTTCAAAGGTCATACCCGGGGCATTCCAGCAGGATGTGTTGCTGAGTACGGCACTGTGAAGACTGCGGGAACTACCCGAACTTGACAATAAATGGCCCTTGTGCTATAATGTACTCATACAGTGAGAAACAAGGAGCAAGTGATGACCTTCCCCCGAGCGTATGAACGAACAAGTGATAGGTTGCTTCAAGATCAATCTTCAAAGGGCACTCGCCCTTGTGTCAGGTTTATCGGTACTCATGTTTATGTGGGCACTCAAAGTCGGCATCGTGAACGGGCCAGCAGGCAGTGGCGTATGTTCTGGAGACTAAAGGCTTTGTATAGTTGACAAGAACGGTCAACTACTAGCGTAGCCTGTGTACAGTAATTCCGGATCTGGGTATAATGGTTCTATCAAATCAAGAAAGCAACAAGGAGCGAATATGAACAAACAATGCTACATCAGATTCTATCAGGACCTGCACGTTCTCTATGACGACCGTTATATCAGACTCTCCTTGTTCAGGTTTGAAGATGGGGATCTGTGCTGTCATTTAGGCGGGCCTGTTGGCTGGGAACTCAGCTACACAGGTCCCGAAGCTGAGGACAAGTTCAATGCCGTGTTGGCCCTGGACCGTGAGCTGACATGGGAAGACCTCAAAACTTTTGGCTTCACCCAATACGGTTGACAAGCTCTAAGATCCTTGCTATAATACACACATGAACAACGCAAAAGGAAGCAAGATGAACGAACGAATTCTAGAACTTGCCCGCGAAGCTGGACTGCTAGTCCACAATCCAACAGGCGTTC